CATCATCAATGAAGAGTTTCGACTTCCGAATCCTGAGTATTCGGTGGCGATGGGCATGCGAGAAAAGGGCAAGTACATAAAAATGCCCGATCGGTTCATCCACGCATGTCACACAATACCGTTTGACCACCCTTGGGGCGGCGGTATTGCAGTGCCGAGACACGCCCTCAGCAACTGGGACATTGGTACCCTGATCGATGCTCGTACGGCCCCAGAAGACCAACCGCTGAGCCTCGTAGACGGGTTCAAGCTTCGCCCATACCAGATGGACGCTCTTAAAAGTTGGCAGTCAAACGAGGGTGAAGGTGTCGTCGTTGCGCCTTGTGGCGCCGGTAAGACAGCCATCGGCGTAACGGCCATGACTCGGTTCCACACCAAAGCCTTGGTTTTGGTTCACACCAATGACCTTGCAGTCCAATGGATGGATCGGATCAGGTCCATGCTCAACATAGAGGCGACACAATATGGCGCCGGTAAAAAAGACGACACGGGACGGATTGTAGTTGCGACTTTCCAGACACTTGAGCGCATGTCGTTTACTGACCGATACCAGTTCGGACGGCAGTTTGGGCTCTGCATTGTTGACGAAGCTCACCACGTCCCAGCCCACACATTCTGCTCAGTCATGTTCTGCATGCCAGCCCAGCATCGCCTTGGACTTACTGCTACGCCCGAGCGATCGGATGGGTTGACCAAGATGTTGTGGTGGCACTTGGGCAAGGCCGTGTATGAGATCACCAACGCTCAACTTACCGAGTCTGGACATGTCGTCGCGCCAAAGGTGGAGTGGCTGATGACCGACTACATTGGAAGTAATCAAAGTCTCGACTGGCCGAAGTTGATTTCGCACATGGCTCAAGATGATGATCGCAATGCGTACATTCTCAATCGAACCCTCAAGGCTTGTGATGAAGGCAGGCAGATTTTGGTTCTCTCGGATCGAGTCGATCACTGCGCTCGATTGGCGGAATCGCTGCAAAACTTCGGGATTGTGGCGGAGCCGTTAGTGGGGCGAATGACAAAAAAGCAAAGAGCCACCGTTTTGGAGATGGCGAATGAAAGGAAGATCCAAGTCGTTTGCGCGACTACTGTCGCAGATGAAGGGCTCGACCTTCCGTCGCTCGACACAGTTATTCTTACAACTCCGACAAAAGCTCTCGGACGGATTCAGCAAAGAATTGGACGAGTCATGCGGCCTCACCCGGACAAAAAGCCACCCCTCGTCATCGATTGCGTTGACGATATTGGCGCAATGCGAGGACTGGCCCGCAAGCGAAACAAGCTCTACAAGCGCATCGGGTGTAAATAAAATGAGATCAGTAATCGGAAAGCTGCCTGTCGGATGGTGCCTCATCGAGGATGAGGGTGCTTGGAAGGTCTTTGATGGAGAAGGCGAGTTGATCTGCGAAGCAAAGAACACAGACTCACTACATCAATTTCTTACTGTTGAGTTGAACGCTGCTCAGCACTATGCTGCATTCATGATGGCCATGAATCAGTCGGAGGCCGCAGAGGCTTAGTCACCCAACTCGATGCAGTCCTCGCCAATCTCTCACCGTCACCTTGCGATCGGTCAAGTCTTCGATTGCAAGGGCGAGTGGCAGTGAAGGAACAGACCTGCCAGACTCCAAGTCTCGAAGGTATGACTTAGACATGCTGAGACCCCTGCTCTTCAGTTCAGGGGCCAGCTTCATGCAGAAGGCATGGCGAGTGTTGTACTTCCAAAGCGACTCTCGATAGCTGCGAATGTCCATATTTTTCCCGGTCAGTTTATGTCCGACTGCATTTTTGGTTTTCAATTACAGTGATGGTATTGACATCACTTTCTTACACACTTACCATACAACAGCAAACAAGGAAACATCATGAGCGAATCCATTCCGACTATCGGTAGCAGCAGCATTGCGTCCATTTTGGGCCTGTCACCTTGGTCCAGCCCATGGGACGTTTGGGCCCGAATGCATGGACTGACCGAGTCGACATCGAGTCTTGCAACGGCGAGGGGCCACATCTTGGAGCCCGCCATCGGTATGCACTACGCGGACCTCAACAGCGTATCGATCGAAAAAGGCCCTGAGTATGAGGCAAAGCCCATCATAGGTCCGCAGCCGTGGATGCATGCTCGCCCTGATTTTTTTGTCACGAAGAATGATGAAAAGTGGCTGCTGGAAATCAAGTCGACACGAAAGTTCGATCACCGTTGGGGCTCACAAAACAGTAGCAACGTGCCCCCTTACTACGCCGCGCAATGCGTATGGCAGATGGCAGTGACCGATGACGATCGATGCGACCTCGCCGCATTCGCCACCATCACGGATGAGTATCGATCCTATCGTCTTCATCGAGACAAGGACTTGGAAAACAAGATCATCGATATTGCATCGGAGTGGTACGACAAGCATGTTCGTCAAGGCAAGCCTCCCGAGGTCGATGGTTCCACGACGTGTTCCAAGATGTTGGCTCAGTTGTTCCGCCAAGAGACGAAGGAACTCATCGAGCCACTGGAAAGTCATGAAGACTTGGCGAAGCAACTGCACGAAATCAGGCGTCAGCAGTCTGAGATTGAAGACCAAAAAAAGCTGCTGGAGAATCAGTTGAAGGAGTCGATCGGCACCGCATACGGCATACGGGGCATTGCCACATGGAGTCAATCCAAGCCAAGAACTCGATTCGACCGCAAATCGTTTGAGCAAGATCATCCCGAACTCGCAAAACAATACGTCACTGCCGGTGACCCAACACGAACGTTTCGTTTCCAATTCACAGGAGAATCCAAATGAGCAACAATCAACTTCATCCAGCCCATCAGTTTCGTAGCGTCGTCGAGACCAAGGCATCTGACTTTCTTCAAGCCATGATTGGAACCGAGGGAGGCGCTCAGGCAGCCGGTCGCGTGGCCTTGGCGTTTCGTCAAGCCGCTCAAACAAATGATCGACTGTATGGCTGTGACCCTGCTTCTGTTGCTCAGGCGGTCGCCCTTTCGGCGATGACTGGTCTGATGCCGGGGGGACCTCTGCCGGATGTGTACCTTCTACCTCGCGGCAAGGCTCTTCAGTGGCAGGTTTCGCACCGAGGGTTTGCAAAGCTCGCCGCTCAAAATGGTGTGCGACTCCGAAGCAAGGCCGTGTTTGAAACAGATGAGTTTTCGGTGATCGAAGGAACTGAGCCCAACCTCACTCATGTGCCCGATCTTCACGCCGAACAGTCTTGGGACACTCTCAAGGCCGTGTACGTCGTTGCGTTTTATGGCGACGGCACCAAAGACTTCGTGGTGATTCGAAAGGCAGACATTGAAAAGCGTCGAGCAAATTCAGACGCATACAAGCGCAACAAAACTCAATCACCTTGGGGTCAGTGGCCGATCGAAATGGCGCTCAAAACAGGTTTGAGGTACGCTTTTGCCAGAGGAATCGTTCCGATGAGCGATAATATGCAGAATGCGTACCATCACGATGGGGTGAATGATGCGCCAACCGAGGACTTGAACGTAGTGGACATGAATCACCAGTATGATGATTCGAGTACGATGAATCTTCTTGGCGCTCAGGTCGATGAAATTCAAGCATCTCAATCTGCAAGCGAGCAAAAAGTCAAACAAGAAGCTACAACATCATCTCTATTGGATGACTGAGTGACAAAATGGCAAGAGACTACCGCAAAGAATACGACACCTACCACAGCAAGCCCGAGCAAAAAAAACGACGGGCAGGTAGAAATCTTGCGCGTCGAATAATGTCTCGAAAAAATCAAGTGGAGAAGGGTGACGACAAGGACGTTCACCACAAAGACGGTAACCCCAACAATAATCGACCATCGAATCTTCGTGTTGAGTCGAAATCAAAAAATAGATCCAGAAAATAGGAGTAATCATGAGTCTTTTCGAAGAAGCCGCTAAAGCCAAAAACCCGTTTGGTATGCAGCAAGAAACTGCCAACCGAGGGAAAAAAGTTGCCTACATAAACCAAACTTCCGTGCTCACTCGACTGCTGGATGAGTCTGTAAGCGCCAAGCTTCTGCCCAAAGATCGTGCAGAACAGTGCCGAAACTTTCGAACTCGCATTGGAGACTGCCACTGGGGTCTTCATTTGTTGCAAGGCAAAGTTACTGAACAGGGCTGGATCAACATCATCGATGCATCTATTCGCGGTATGGCAAAAACAATCAAGAACAGCCAGCCAAACGGAGATTGGGAGATAATCGACTACGATGTAAAGATCGAAATGGACGACCAAAACATCGAGCATTTGTTCTTTGTGGTGAAATTCGTAGACATCGAAAACTCACCTGACCTTCAGTACCAAAACGGAGTTCCCGTTACAACCACCGTTAATGTTCAAAACACACCAATTCCTGATGAGCTTGTTGACGCATTGACATCACGTCCAACGGAGGACGGCGAACTGAAAGATATGATCAAGCAGCTTGTTGGCGCCTTGGCTTCAAATGTGACTAAGTCAGCGGAGGTAAAAGAAGATCCCAACCCTGTTGTGTCGCCTTCAGAAGCGAAGCCAGTAGTTTTCACGGACTGAGCCTGTGCCACTGTACGTTTTCAAGTGTGAAGACTGTGGTGCAAAGAAAGAAATACTGCAAGCATTTGGGGATCCAAGCCCCACTTGCTTGCAGTGTCTCTCTGAAATGACACGAAAAATAACCGCAACTAATTTTT